TTACTTCTTCGCCTCTGCAACCACTTTACTACCCACGCCGCGGTTATTGTATTCCCACATGCGGTTGTAGTTAGTGTCATTCAGATTGCGCTGTATTTCGTCGTTATCATCTACGCTGCCGGTATTACCCGCAAACGGACGATTAGAGATCACCGCATCGGCCCACGGTTTAGCCGTGTTAAAACCTTCGTTGATGGCGCTATCACGGATCACCACCTGACCGTTGGTATTGGCATCAACATCCAGCGAGCGGCCCAGTTGCGCCACACCATCACCGAAAGCATTGAAACGGCTGTTTACGGCGAGGAAACCGTAGTAAATGTTGGACAGCGTAGCCGGTGCAAACACATACGCTTCTTGCTGAGTACGTGAGTTCACCACGCGGAATTCGGTGTTATCGAACACCACTGCGCCGCGACCAGAAACGATATCCACATCCCCTTCAATGTAGCTGTTGGTCACCAGCGTACGCGGCTGACGATTCGTTTCCAGACGGTTCTGCACACCGCTGTTGGTGACAAAGAAGGTGTTCTGACGACCGAGAATGTTAACGTTGTTAATCTGTACCTGGTCACCATCAGTACGCAGTGCCACCGCCGGATGGTTACCTGCATCTACGCTATCGCCCAGCGTGTTTTCGATGGTCAGATTTTGCAGTTGCAGGCCATTGTTTTGTGACCAGAAGACCGCAGAGCAGAGAACACCGATACTGTCGCTGCGTTTGCTCTGGCAGCTATCGTACATATACCACGCTGGTTTACCTGGCATATATTTGCCGCGCGGGTTGACGTCGTGACGCCAGTCGGCAGGGCTCATGCCACCATCAAGGGAAAGCCCAATCTTCACATCAATCGGTTTTTCACCTGTACCGTACAGAGTAATTCCACCCGGAGCGGCAGGGACATATACCGTTCCCTGATACTCACCAGGCATCACGGCAATATACTGGCGCTTGTTGGTACGCTTGATAATTGCCGCATCTACCGCCGCCTGAATCGTGGTATGCGTTACACCTTGAGTGCCCGCCGGGCCGACAACAAAGTCAGGTTGCGCAGGCAGGGTAATCGGGGAAGGATTCCACGCTGCAGCACCTGGTGTCAGGGATGCAAAATAGTGTTGAGCATCGAAATTCTGCGCTTCTTTTGCCGACAGAATCGGGCGAGAAGAGGTACCAGGCGCGGTTTGATCAGAAGGACGTTGATCGGGCGGGGTTGAGCTACAGGCGGTCAGCGTCACGCCAAAAGCCAATGCCAGCGCCAGACGGGAAACTGAAAATGTGTTCACAGGTTGCTCCGGGCTATGAAATAGAAAAATGAATCCGTTGAAGCCTGCTTTTTTATACTAAGTTGGCATTATAAAAAAGCATTGCTTATCAATTTGTTGCAACGAACAGGTCACTATCAGTCAAAATAAAATCATTATTTGATTTCAATTTTGTCCCACTCCCTGCCTCTGTCATCACGATACTGTGATGCCATGGTGTCCGACTTATGCCCGAGAAGATGTTGAGCAAACTTATCGCTTATCTGCTTCTCATAGAGTCTTGCAGACAAACTGCGCAACTCGTGAAAGGTAGGCGGATCCCCTTCGAAGGAAAGACCTGATGCTTTTCGTGCGCGCATAAAATACCTTGATACTGTGCCGGATGAAAGCGGTTCGCGACGAGTAGATGCAATTATGGTTTCTCCGCCAAGAATCTCTTTGCATTTATCAAGTGTTTCCTTCATTGATATTCCGAGAGCATCAACATGCAATGCTGTTGGGATGGCAATTTTTACGCCTGTTTTGCTTTGCTCGACATAAAGATATCCATCTACGATATCAGACCACTTCATTTCGCATAAATCACCAACTCGTTGCCCGGTAACAACAGCCAGTTCCATTGCAAGTCTGAGCCAACATGGTGATGATTCTGCTGCTTGATAAATTTTCAGGTATTCGTCAGCCGTAAGTCTTGATCTCCTTACCTCTGATTTTGCTGCGCGAGTGGCAGCGACAGGGTTTGTTGTTATATGGCCTTCAGCTATTGCCTCTCGGAATGCATCGCTCAGTGTTGATCTGATTAACTTGGCTGACGCCGCCTTGCCCTCGTCTATGTATCCATTGAGCATTGCCGCAATTTCTTTTGTGGTGATGTCTTCAAGTGGAGCATCAGGCAGACCCCTCCTTATTGCTTTAATTTTGCTCATGTAATTTATGAGTGTCTTCTGCTTGATTCCTCTGCTGGCCAGGATTTTTTCGTAGCGATCAAGCCATGAATGTAACGTAACGGAATTATCACTGTTGATTCTCGCTGTCAGAGGCTTGTGTTTGTGTCCTGAAAATAACTCAATGTTGGCCTGTATAGCTTCAGTGATTGCGATTCGCCTGTCTCGGCCTAATCCAAACTCTTTACCCGTCCTTGGGTCCCTGTAGCAGTAATATCCATTGTTTCTTATATAAAGGTTAGGGGGTAAATCCCGGCGCTCATGACTTCGCCTTCTTCCCATTTCTGATCCTCTTCAAAAGGCTACCTGTTACTGGTCGATTTAAGTCAACCTTTACCGCTGATTCGTGGAACAGATATTCTCTTCCATCCTTAACCGGAGGAGGGAATATCCTGCATTCGCGCACCCATCGACGAACTGTTTCAAGGCTTCTTGGGCGTCGCTGGCGAGCGTTCCACTCCTGAAGTGTCAAGTACATCGCAAAGTCTCCGCAATTACACGCAAGAAAAAACCGCCATCAGGCGGCTTGGTGTTCTTTCAGTTCTTCAATTCGAATATTGGTTACGTCTGCATGTGCTATCTGCGCCCACAGCATCCAGTGGTTATAGCAGTCGCTGATGTTCTCGGCTTCGATAACTCTGTTGAATGGTTCTCCATTCCATTCACCTGTAACTCGGAAGTGCATTTATCATCTCCATAAAACAAAACTCGCCGTAGCGAGTTCAGATAAAAGAAATCCCCGCGAGTGCGAGGATTGTTATTCACCTTTGACGGCAAGTTGCAGGTTAGCCATTACCGCACCTCCAGTCTCCATACCGCCTGACCAATCCGGCTGGCATAGGTATCTTTGGATACTGCTCCGTCTTTAGCCAGCTCCATAAGAATTTTGCGCAAATCTGCCGAACGCCATTCCTCATCAGGAAATTCCTTCTCCATTGCCAACCGCAGATTCCAGGTTGCTATCGTGAATGGATATTCCCCGCCGAGAGCTTTCTCTTGCAGGGCAGAACGGGAACGCATCACCTGCAAAACCTTCTCTTTTACATCCATCATTTTGCCTCCTGCGGCGGTTCCGGTAGCGGCATCCAGTGAGTTACGTCATCCAAGATATTTCCTGATAAATATGTGAAAGCTCTATATTTTTTGTAATAAATTGGACTCATTACCCAGTTCCAATATGCTGCCACTATTTGACCTTGACTAAATGCCAGTAACATTTTGGTGTCTTCCGGCATTCGCTCACTACAGCTTATCCAACCATCCGGAGTTACCGGAACTTGTGGAATGGCTGTCTGCTCTCGAACGTCATTAGGCGCTATAGGTTCTGCTGCCAACTGACTGGCATATTTGTTAATGGTAACGATAAGCTCTTGCTCAGCCTCATCCAGACAATCACCGATACCTCGCCTGTCACCGTCAAAATCATCGAAATCGGCACGAATCCTGGCAACCTTCAGGATTGCGGACAACACCTCACTAGGAATTGCCGGATAGTTGGTTGACGTTTCCGCGATTTCCCGAAAATTATTGGTTGACGAATTCTTGTTTTCCCGAAAGTTTCCGGACTGAAGCATGGCGGCGCGGCAGGCGTTCCATATTTCGGCAGCAATATCGCGCTCGCTATCGGTTAATTTGTACGTTGAAACATAGCCAGAGAGCATTTCTACGTTTTCCGGAGTTGCTTCTTCAGGCACTACCGGTGCTGGAGGGGCGGCGTAAATGCCCTCTATCACTAAATGTTTGCGCTCAAAATCATCTGGCTCTCGATGATATACGTAACTCCAATCACCAAGGTTATCATTGCGCCTGCAACGGAAACCTATCGGCTCTGCTTCCAGCGATGCCAGAGCAATTCGTGCCAGTTCTTCCGCTTCTTCTGCTGGCAGTACAACGTTGCTACCAGGTCCGTATGTTTCGCGCCACTGCCTGATTGTCAGCAGTCGCTCTTTGGTAATAGTGGTCATGTGTTAGTCCTTATCCTGCTGTACTTTCAACTGATGAGGGGAATAAAATCTTTTCATCAAATCCGGCATTCATATCATGAACAGCAACACACCAATCCATTGACGAACGATTATCAAGAGCCTCCATGATTTCATCCATGCGGCGCAGGTCATACAGGTAAATGCTTTTATCGCCAATGGTGTAAAAACCAATTTTTTTCGGTGATGGGCAGCGATCAAGAACGTCCTGTAATTCGTTCAACCATGCCCGTTCTTTTTTTGTTAAAGTTGCCATCTCACTCTCCTTTGATGCGAATGCCAGCGGCGCGGGAATCATTCCATCGCTTTACTTCTTCACGAATTACGTCAATGCATTCTTTCGAATCCATTAGGTAATCTTCATCAAAAAGACGTTCCTGTTCGTTTTCTATCGCAACAATGATTGCTTCAACTAACTTTTGTGCCTGAGAATCACTTTCTAACTCTGCTATGCGCTTACTTCCATCCGAGATAACGCCCTCGTAATACTCACGCTGCTCGTTGAGTTTTGATTTTGTCTCCTCAAGCTCAACTCTCAGCTTCCCAACAGTAAGCGCAATATCCTCGTTCTCTTGGTCGCGGCGTTTGATGTATTGCTGGTTTCTTTCCCGTTCATCCAGCAGTGCCAGCACAACCTGAGGTGTGACTTTCATACGAAATGCCAGCAATTTTTGAGGCGTTGCTACTGTTTCAATTGCTACTGCTGCCTCACGCAGTACCTGATAGTCAATCTTGCTCACTGGTTGCCTCCTTTGCGCCACATCGCATTCAGATATTTGTTTTTATTCACTGAAGGAAAAGAATTTCTCTTAAGCAATTCCTCTCTCGATGGCATTGGCTTTACGCGTTGGCGAATAATCATTTCTGCCGGAAGAATGCCGGGATTGTATGCAAGACCTCTCATGATTTACTCTCCACGAACTGGTCAATAGCCATGCTAAGTGACACACCTAAAGTCTCGATATGCTGCTGAATATCCTGTAGCGTCTGCGCCTGAGATAACAGGATTTCACGGTTGCATAACTCTTTAACTAGATGCTCAAACTTGCTGTAATAACCGATACGGCTTAGTGTTTCTTTCCCTGCATTATCACCTTCTTTGATAATTCCTCTTTCACTAAGAATCAGGTCGTGTTTGGTTACGGTAATAACGTATTTGCCGAGGTCGATGTTTAGCTTCATTGTTTTCATTGTTAATTCCTCAGTCATTACTGATAGCGCCATAACGAGAGCGATAATTACGCAGGCGCGGGTCGATATATTCAGGGAAGTGGGTATATGTGGCTTTGCGGAATGGTCGGATTGATGTCTGGTAAATTCGCTCGCGTTCTTCTTTCTCTGCAAGCCATATACAGTGGCGAAATTCCTTTTCCTCTTTCGTTTCCTGCGGTAGCGACATTATCCGATCGTAGTTTTTTCTGAATTTATCCAGCACCTCCGATACGGAATTGCCGGAACAGCGGCGCGCGTCATCCGCACCATACAGAGGCGCTGGCATAATGGAATCCTTATTTTGCTAATCTAGAAGGGAATTGAATCGTCGTATTCAGGATGATTTTGATGATTGCTACTTTGTTGCTGTTGGCTGTTTCCTGAAGTTGCAAATCCAATCTTTGCATTCAGTAATTCAAGAGTGATTGATTGACCATTTTGCCCCTGATAAACATCAACCATGATGTTTTCTCCGGTAATTTCTACAATGCCACCTTCAACAAGAACACTACGGTAGTAATCCGCTTGCGCTCCCGGCTTGGCAAATACAACGGCGCTGTAGTTTGTCCATTCTTTCTTTTTTGTCTGGCGATCGTAATACTGAACGCCAGCACGGATGTTGAATCCGATATTTTCCCCGGCCTGAAACTCTCTTGCGGGCTTGTTTAGTCTTACAGTAATCGAATGTGCCATTAAGCAGCAGCTCCTTCTAATTCGTCTCGTCTGATGTTGTAAACGTCCTGCGCTTTGTGCTGCTCAGGTGTGCCTTCGAGCATCTTCCACGCTTTGGCGAACGCCTGTTTAAGCTCTTCTACGGTGTTTTTCTGCATTGCTGCGTCAGTGAATGCTTTTAGAACCTGTTCAGGTGTAGGTGATGGTTTTGATTGCTTTGCTGCTGCGTTCTGCTGATGTTTATGCTCGTCTGTATCTGCATCTTTCGCATCATCAATGCCGAACAAACCATTGAGGCAATACTTGCGTGCATAAGAGCTTGTAGCTCCCGTAACTTGTGCAGAATCCATTCCTTTCTTGCTTTCTTCCTCTCGTGCAAGAGCGGTTGCCGTATGGCTGTTTTCGCCATCGGTAATAGTTGCCGTGGCTTTCACGTAATACCGATCACCAATCAACACAACTTCATCGCTGATTGATAAAAA